TAGTGTTTGAAGGTGTATATTTAACTATACTGAAACCTGCATCAGAATTTACCTGGACAGTAGAGTCTATGTCACCATCTGAATTAGTTGATGTAGTGCCACCATTAGCCTTCCATTGAAAAGCTACATACTTATCACCACCGCCAGCACCTCTGTCTACAAACCATCTATTAGAATCGGTACCTGCTCTAACACCAAAACCATCAGTATTAAAAGAATTTACATAGCCATAAGCAGCATCATTGTATCCTGGCAAATTATTTATAGAACTAGATAAACTATTACCATTACCTGCTCCTCTGGTTGAATCAAATATTTTTTGACCACCAGTAAGCTGAGTATCTCTATTAAATAACCACATAAAATCAGGCTTCAGATCACTATTTCCTGTATTTGTTAGATTTCTATCAGAGCTAGTTGTACTAGAAGAATCTCCTGTATATAACAACCCTTGATAATGGGCTGAAGGATCATCGATATTTGTATAAGCCATTATCCGTACTCCGCTAAATTCTTAGTGCAGAGTGAATAATATCCTGATGGTGGAGCATACTCAAAATTACCATAGTTATTACCATCTGATTCTGCACTTGATATTGATATAGTAGTATAACCTCCAAAATTAACAGCGTAACTACCGTTAAAACCGCTAAAGCCCATATAAATATATTCGGAGTTCCAATCACTAGGTATAGTTACACCACCAGTACCTGCTGCTGGGTCCATAGAACCTGCATAAGTACCATTTTTATGATAATAGAGCCTGTTATTATCCATATCAACTGCAACACCTATAATGTCAGAAGTACCAAAAGCTACACCATCAGGTGTTCCTCCTGGAGAGTTATACACTTGTCCATTTACATTATACATACCTAATGAGTTCGTACCGCCATCATCATTGTGACCGAAAAAATATCCTGCTGTGCTTCTTGGTATATTTTGCTCTTCTGCATCACTTACACCTACAAAAGCGTTGCCTGAATCAGTTTTAAATTCCCAATACCATTTACCTTTTTTTACAGCAAATGTACTAGTCATTGATATCCAACCTGAACCAGTTGTATCAACATTAGTATTGCCCTCAGTAAAATCTGTATAAGAGTTATCCCATAGTTGGTTCATAGTACAAAAATTATTAGTGCAAGTATCCGTAGCTTGATCTGCGGCAGTTAGAGCATCTAATGTGTAATTATTACTATTACCGCTAGAATCAGCACCTAATGAACCTGAACTATCAAACTTTAACCAATGTCCGTTTGTGCCAAAAGTTATACTGCTAGGGTCTTTAGGTTTCCATATTTGTGGTGCATCATCATCAAACTCACCAAAATCTGATGCTGCTAACTGTTGTCCATCTACAAGTATGTGTTCGGCAATATACCCACTAAACATACCATCATAAGTAGAGCCTGCCCAAGGAAAAGTAGCTATAGCTTCATTACCGTATCCATCTACATTTGCTAATGTATCTAAATTTTGCGTAGGGTACTGAACTTGACTAAAGCTAGTTACTTGATTACCGTTAATATATATTTTGAGTCTGTTACTATCTGTTCCTTGTGTGGTATCAACAGCTACTACGACATGATACCAAGCTGCACAATCCCTAAACTCTGCTGTAGTATAAGTACGATAAACGTCAGTACCTGTATCACAAAGATCTACTTGTAATTGAAAATTATTTCCAGGATCAACGAGTATTCTAGTCGCTTGGTTATTGACTCCAAAATGCTGTAAAACATAACCATAATCGGCATCAATATCAGACATTTTGAACCAACAGCTAAGAGTCCAAGTTCTTCTATTACCGTCACTAGATGCTCTTTCTAACTGCTCATCATTATCGTGCTCAAGTTTTAAGGAATTACTAATATCATATCCTGTAGATACGCTTCCCCTATTAGCTGTTCTTTGGAGGGTTTCCATATTAGCTTTGTGTTAAGTTTTGACTAATACCTATATTTTGCCACTTACTACCGTTGTACCTAAATGTGTATATATCAGTTTTAGCATCCGTTGCGGTCATTGTTGGTGTTACATCCCCAACAAACTCAAAAACTGCATTCCAAGCTAAAGTATACGGTCCGCTTGAAGCATGTTGTGCTACTTCAATACTTATAATTGCTCCTTCAACATTATTAGTTGGAGCTGATATTGTTGAGTTTTCTTCTAATAGTAAAAATGCGTTTGCGGCTGCTTTTGCATCCCAAGATACTGTACCGTCTGTTAAAGCGACTTGAGTTATATTCGCTGAAGTAGATGCAGTAACAACTTGTGGCATGGTTACGTTTTGATTTTCATCTATTGAGATAGCAGGTGTTGTACCTACTGCTGATCCTAAACCAATAACTAAATCATCAGCTGAATCATCTAAACCAATATAAAAATCTTGTGCGTTACCATCAAAGACTATTTTAGTATCTTCTGCTGAAGCATCTCCAATCGTTAAAGTCGTACCGTTGATAGATAAACTATCGGTAACAGCCAAATCAGTAAGTGCATCTAAAACTGCGGCCCCAGAACCTGCTCCGTCTAGTTGTACGACTGCTACTTTGCCCGGTGCAATTGTTACGTTAGCACCAGAGCCTTGAGAAATAATAATATTTTGAGAACCACTAGTAGCATTTTCAATTATTTGCACACGCTTCATGGTGTTTGGGCCAATCGTAATAGTACAAGCTGAATCTAATGTACCTGTATATTTTAGGTAGAAAGCTCGACCAGCATCTGAACTACCGTCTGCTACCGTTGTAGTGTGCGTATCGGCGTTGGTGGTAATCGCTTCAGTTCCTATACCTAGAGCCTCTCCAATAAGTTCTAAATTTGTATTAGTACTGGTTCCCCAAGTACCTGATTCATCACCTGTAGCGATTTCTTTAAGTCGTAAGTTGTTTACATAAGTTGCCATAACTAAATCCTATATTTGATATATTAAATCATAAATAATAATTTTACACTATTAAGCAGCTACTTCACTCCAATTAGGAGTTTGATTGTCATCTATTTCTTGCCATTTAAACGGTTTACCTAATTCTCCTGTAGCTGAAACACCTGTAAGTGTTACTGTGGCTTTAGCATCAAAATCTAAAGTTCCAACTTGCCCTGTGCCATAAGTAAGTAAACTGTCGATAGTAAACCTATTATCGGTTTGTGTCGTTGCAGTTCCTAAAGCTGATGTGCCCGCTTGTCCTGTAGGAGTTTGATTGGCTTTGGCTATTTGCGTAGTTGAGCCAACTGATCCAGTTGCTTCTAGCCCACTTGGGGCAACATTCGCTTCAGCATCTGTAGAAGCACTTCCTAAAGCTGAAGTTCCAGCTAAACCAGAAACACTAATACTATTTTCAGATACAGTTGTTGCAGTTCCCAAGCCACCTGTTGCTGCTAGACCGTTCACACCAACAACACCACCAGCATCTACTGCAGCACCACCATTGGTAGATGTAGCTGATAATCCAGTAAGAGTTACGTTGGCCTCAGCATCAGTAGTAACGGTTCCAAGTGCAGATGTGGCCGCTGACGGAGCAGTAAGAGTTACGGATAAAGCTTCACCCCAGGCTCCTTCGCCCCAAGTACCTCGACCCCATCCGTTAATTATTGCCATTTACCAATTCCACTCTTGTATTTGTCCGTTAAATCCTTCTGTAGCGTTAAAAGGAAAAAACTCAGCAAGATCTCTAATATCACCATTATCAAATTTTAAATTAGGTAGCTTTGCTTTTTTCTTTTTAACTATAACACTTATATTATAGCCATAACTTTTTACAGAAGCATCTTTACAATTAAACCCAGCTAAAATTAAATTGTATAACAACAATCCTGCATTCCATAAAGAAACATGACCACCTACTATTTCTTCTTTTAAAGGTGGAACAGTAATTGCAAGAATGCCATCGTCTTTAAGGCATGAAAATATTTTTTTTAGAAAATGATTTACGTTGAGCTGATGTTCCAAGACATGCGAACACCATACGCAATCAAACTGACCATCTATTTCGATTAAATTAAAATCACCTAAAATATCTGGATTGCATTCAGGATTTATATCCTGTCTAACTATTTGTTTATTATTTTTATTGAAAAAAGACCAAGCAGATGATTTAAAACCAGACCCTACATCTAAAATATTATTGAATGAATAATCAGCAATCAGCTTGTCAGCCGCTTGATCGCCAAACATATGTTTGAACTAAGCGATTCTTATAATAGCTGTAGCAGCAGCTGCCGCCGGGAATACAATTGTAAAGTCGCCAGCAGTTGATGTTTTATCACCACCAAAATCAATAGTAGCAACTGATTTATTACTGTCACTTGAGTTGTAAATCATACAACCTCTAGCGGTAATTGTTGCTGTACTAAAAGTTAAATCTGCAAAGTCAGTAAAAGCTGTAGTACCACTTGATGTAGGAGTAACATTAGTTAAGTTAGCCCCACCTGAAGTGTAATTAGTACCAGATGCTTGACCTGTAGTGGTAAACGAAGTGGTGGTTGCCCCTAAAGTAGCAGAAGAAGTATATAAAGCTAATTTAAAAGTATCTCCACTAGAGTTAGTAAAATTATGATTACCAAGCAGTAATTCTTTTTTAAAGCTTGTTGTAAGTGTTGATGTAATTGCCATAGTTAAAGTTTCCTAATTAAATCAGCGGCTTCTTTGAAACCTGCTTTTTCTAATTGATTATTAATTGTAATCCTATCAGATTTTATAGCATTTTGCATATATTGTTCAATTACTTTTTGAATGTTATCTTGAAAAGCTTTGACTTGTTTTTGAATATCTTCAGGAGCTTCTTCGCTTACTGCTACCACTCTTTTAACACAAAGATCAGACCAAAATTCTATTGGATGGCCACCTTCATCAGTTGTATGAACCTCAATAATTCCAAGCTCTGGTCCTGCTTTATAACTTATTACCATACTTTAGGATCTCCTGCGTTACTTTTTTTTAGATGGGTATCATGCTTATCAATTAAGACTGGAGCTCTGTCCTCTTTGTATTGAACTAATTCGCTTTGTTTTTTTGGAATTAATACTCCTTTTTCATTTGTAATAACTACAAGCGGGTCATCCAACCTGTGATAACCGTATAATTTTTCGTTTGATGGAACATCGGTATCAAGCAACCCACTTGTATGAGCTACTTCAACCTGAATACCATTAAACATAGCTTTACTCAACCAAAACTCTACACATGCTCTACCTGCCTCTGCAAAATGCAGATTGCCTTTATAACTAAAATCTATACCGAACATTCTAATTTTTCCAACTTTATTCCATAAAGCAAATGCAACAGCGTAAGCAACAGTATTATTAAGATAATGAGAGCCGCATCCAGCTAATACTTCTTCAATTGGATATTCGACAAGACCGGGACATCTATCATCTAATTCACATGTGTAAACTGGACCTTTGTGTTCTTGCAATAATTTTGACATGCTGTCAGTTTGGCCGCCCGCATCATCTGTATCTAAAAACCTAGATGCAGGATCCATCATAAACACTCTATCGTGATAAATAACAGATGCTACTGAATTGATAGCCCATACCTCATCAAAGTGTGAGCCATGTGATTTTGCTAAATTATAATCAAACCAGCTTTTGCCCATACCGACAATAGCTACAGTTTTGCCTTCAAGTTTCTTGATTGGTTTCATATCTTCTCCTTTTTAATTTTTAAGTAACTTGCGTTCTTAATGAATCATATCTATATTCATCTCTTCGTCCTCGAGCCTCAGCTTTATTTTTTAATCTAGCTATTTCTTGATTAAACCTATTTTCATACAAAGTAATCAAATCAGCCTCGCCCTTCATAAAAGTATAAGCATCTACAAGACATCCGTAAAGCAAAGCATTTCTTGCATGCTCTGACATCCAAGTCCCAGTAGTATCTGTAACTAATGAATTAGGCTTGTAAAGATAATGAAGCTCAACTTCATAACTTTGATCAGGAACAGGCGCAACTATTATTGTTGATTCTTTTAAGCCTGTGTGTAAATTCTTATCAAAATCTCCATAATATAAAGGTAAGCCTCTTGCAGTTGTATCGGTAGGATCAGGAGCGTATTCCTGCATAAAACTTGTATGTTTTTTATCTAAAAAAGAATAATCGCCATTTGATTTAATTACTGCTAAAGAAAATGAAAGCTCAAAATCGTCAGGAGCAGTTAAGAATCTTGATCCTGCTGTTAAAAGACCTTGTACGTTTTTTCTAAAGTAATCAAATTGAACTAATTCAAATATTCTTTCTTCGGCGTTTTTTATTATATCGTCAAGCGTATTTACAAAAACCGTCTCATCATTCTCAACGTAATTTTGAATAAGTGTTTTTAATTCTGATAATGTTAGTGGGCTGCTCATGTTGTATAAAGTATACCACCCATACCTGAGTGATTTGAACAATAATAATATAATGTTGGCGCTCCAGACGCTACCAATATTTCTGTGTAAGCACCAGAACTGCCAGCAGTTCCAACTTTGGTTACTCCAGTTGTATATTCTGTACCACCTCCATGTGTTCCATCAGAAGTAGTAGAGATGCGCAAAGGATGGGTTGCGTTAGTGCTATCTGACTGATCAAATCTATAGGTGTTGCCCTCTGTTAAAGTTAAGTTGGGTGCTCTTGAGCCATCTATATAAAAATAATTTGATCCTAAATAATTTTGAACCGTAACAGTATATATATTAGGTGATGGCGATGGTGTAGGAGCTGGCGTCGGAGCTGGTGTTGGAGCAGGTGATTCTGCTGCGCCACCAACCGTAATTGTTCCAAGCTCTCCGTCCATTCTATAACCCGGTATAGGGCTACCAATAATATTGTCATTATTGGTTATAACAAAACCTTCTCCAACTTCTTTATCTGTATCAGGTCTTGGCTTGTAAATAGCTTGAGGATCTGCCGGTGCTGTATGTGGAGTAAGCTGAGGATGTTTTGGTTCGTAACATTCTCTGCATGTTTTTAAACCATTCCATTCCTCTTTTAGAGTGTGTAGTTTATATTTAAAACCGCATCTATCACATAAAGCTACAGCAAATTTTCCACTTGCATAAGCCATTTAAACCACACTTCTGAAAGGTCTAATTCTAAAGGAAGCTCTATCTTCGTCTTGAGACATCGCTCTATCAAATTCTTCTTCGTAAAGCTGTTTGAGTAAAGCTGTTTTTTCAGGAGCTCTTTTTACTGATATGTAATATGCAAGACCAGCAGCAAAACAAGGATAAAATCTAAAAGGCATATCCATTGTATTAGTTGCAGCATCGGCGTCATCCATTCTTACTAACTTATTAAATACCAAAATATCAGTTGAGTTTTCTGGAGCTGGCCATACTTTTAAAACAGGATTGTTTTGTTTATCAATAAAAAATTGAGATGGTCTAGCTTTTGTTGTTTTGTTAGGAATGTTTATATATTCACTTCTACTTAATCTATCCATAGAAATATCTGTTTGAGTGCTGTTAACAGTTCTTCTGCAGACAACATCTAAAACATCAATAACGTTGGTTCCAAGATTATATTCTGAAGTTCCTTCGGTAACTGTTTGCGTTGTTTGCTCTATAGTCCACTGATTCAAACCACGATTAGCCCATTCAGCAAGCATCAAGTTAATTGATCTTCTTGCTGTTTTTAGGTCGTAGCCGGTACGTAATTCAAGACCGCACCTTTCAAATGCTTCCTCGATAAACTCCGCAACATTTGGCTCGAAGTCTGTTGAACCAGATAAAGCCATTATTTTTTGTTAACGTTAGCGCCTTGTCTTGCACGTCTTCTGTTAGCCGCTCCGCAAACCACGTCGCCTTTTTTAAAGCCTGGAAGTTTAACTGCTCCGCCGCCACGTTTTTTGACAACAGCATCGCCGCCACGTTTTTTGACACGTTTGACTTCTTTTCCGCCGCGCATTTTTAATCTCATTGATCCTGGCATTTTTTGCTCCTAATAAAATTTAGTTTTTTTTCTTCTGTCGTTCATTACTTTACCACATCCTCTGGCAATTCTAATTTCTACGACGTCACCATGTGATTTTTTCATTCTACCATCTTTCCAGCTAATTCGTTTAGGGCCCTTCTTCTTTTTTGCTGCAGATGTGCATTGAGCCATTGTTGGTCTACAAGCTGGATATCCTTTTCTTTTCTCTCCCTTTTTACGACCGCAAGGTTTACCAGTTTTGCAATCAACCCAGCCTTTGCCTTTGTTGCGAGAAAACCATTTTCGTAAACCTTCTTTAGCCATTATCCTAATTTAGTTTTTTTGCGTTTACCTTTAAGCATATTTGAAAAGCCTCTAGCTGTTACAAATTTTACTTCGCCGCCTTTAGCTTTTTTTTGTCTGCTTTTGTTGCCCCAGTTTTTAGCGCCAACTTTACGACACTTAACCAAAGCTCCAGATGCATAAGCAGATGGCCAAACTTTATATCTTGATTTGACTTTATGATAACAAGCGTCTTTTTTACCTGATGCCATCTAACATTTCCACCTTCGTCTTGCTTGACGTATTCTTGAATTCGGATTATTTCTAGTTTTAGCCGAACTACGTTTTAATTGTCCAAGAGATCTAGCGCAATATGATTTTCTTCTTTTTGCAGCTGCAGATCCTTTTTTAACTTTACCTGTAACAGCGCCTTTTAACTTTGAGCCTGGATTTTTTCTACGATACTCTCTGATACCTTTTTTTGTCATACCAGCACCTTTTTTGGTAGGACGATAATTACCGCCTTTACCTACGGTTCTGCGTATGGGTTTTGATTTT